CAGAAAAACAACGTAAGAACTACGACAATATTGATTGGAGCAAGAAACCCCCTGCTCCCAGAACCGAACAACCCAAATCAAGCAAATGAGTAAGACACCAGACATTGATCCGGACATCGCCTTTAACCACGTTCGCCGAATGCTCGCAGATATTTCGCCGAACTTCTGCTTCATTGTCCTCGATGAGGACGGGGATCTCTTCTATGACTACACCAACCACAGGGTTGGTAAAATGCTGATGGTGGAAGCCATCGAGGATTTAAACTCCGAAGTGGATGATCTAGACTGGGAGCAACTCCTGGATGATGACGATGACGATGAGGACGATGAGAGATTGTTCTAGGTATGGAGCTTTCGTTTACCAAGCACCCAATCCTATCAGCCCCAACTGATAGAGAAATTGTTTACTTAGCCGAGAATGACCCAAAGCTGCTGGAGCAGCTATATCTTGCTCACGAGGGCAGGATCAAGGCATCCACCAGTGACCCCCTACGCTATGGGTTCGACCTCCCAGGCTGGGATAGAGCCAGGGAAGCAATGGAGGAGTACAACGAGTGCCTTGCACTCGGCGGAAACAGAAGTGGAAAGACTACTGGCTGCGCCAAGATGATAATGGAAGCAGTGACCGAGTCCGAGGATGGACACATTGTTTGCTTTTCGCAAAATGCGGATACGTCAATCAAGGTTCAACAGCCAGCCATCTGGGAGATGATGCCCAAGGAGTACAAGAAGAAGACTAAAGGGATCGAGGGGTACATTAACTATTCAATGCAGAATGGGTTCACAGGGAGTTCCTTCGTGTTCCCGGACACCCGCACACGGGTGGACTTCAAGACTTACACACAGTACTCCAATAACTCCACCATCCTAGAGGGCTTTGAGTTCGGCTTCAAGAACCCCAAGGGTTTGAATATCGGCACTTGGCTTGACGAATATCTAGGTGACGCTGCCCTAGTCAACACCCTGCGGTTCCGACTTGCTACCCGGGACTCCAAGATGATCATTGGCTTTACACCAATTGATGGATACACTCCTTTCATAGCTGAATACCTCAAGGGCGCGGAAACCAATGAGACAAGGCCAGCGGCCTTGCTTCGTGACCTAGAAGTACCCATCCGCCAATACAGCCCAAGTAGGGATGCTGCTGTAATCTATCTCCACTCCGACGAGAATCCATTCGGCGGATACGAGCGAATTGCAAAGGACTTAAAGGGTCGCCCCGATGATGAAATCAAAGTTCGTGCTTATGGTCTACCGGTAAAATCAGCGAATGCCCTTTTACCTTACTTCAATACAGAAGTAAATGTTCTCAACGAGGAACCCAATAAGTACGGGATGACGTTCCCCGACATATCGGATAAGTCGAAGTTCACCTGCTATCAAGTGGTTGACCCCGCTGGCGCAAGGAACTACACAGCCATCTGGGCTGGGGTAAACGAGAGTGGAGAAATCTTTATCCGCAGGGAGTGGCCCGACCGCAACACCTACGGAGAGTGGGCTTTGTTTGGGGATCCCAAGTGGAAGTACGGACCCGCAGCTAAAAAGATTGGTTTAAATGTAGAGGGATACTGTGAACTATTTAAGGAGATCGAGGACGATCTAGGTATGGAAGTAACTGAGCGCATCGGTGACTCCCGGTTCTTCGCCCGCGAGAATGAGAATAATGATGATCTCTTTACCTCCTTCTATGACTTTGGTCTAAGCTTTATTCCATCCGATGGTAAGATGGAGGAGCGAGGAATTACTGCCCTAGATGACTGGTTCAACTACAACCCAAACGTAGATATTGATGGGGCAAATCGTCCAAGGTGCTACATCCATTCCGATTGCGGAAACCTAGTGGACAGTCTAATCAACTACAATGCAGGTGGAAAACCAGAGGAAGCCCTAAAGGACTTCTTCGATGTCATTCGTTATTTGCGAATGTCCAACGGCGGAGAAGGACCGGACTTTATGTCGGACTCATCAATGCAATCAACTAAAACAAACAAAGGAGGATATTAATGCCCAAGAAGAAATTAACACAAATCGCTAAAGAACAAGAGGTTACGTTTGAGGAAGCAATGAAGATAGCAACTCAAAAGCTACCAGTAAAGTCCCTAACTGGCAAAGGTAAAAATACCTGGGTTACAGAGAAGGGTACTAAAATACTGGAAGAGTCCCTAATGATTAATGAAATCATTCCAAAGCACTACGAGGGTACTGTACTTGCGGAGTGTCCAAACAGGAAGTACAATGTGGTATTCAGCAATGAGATCGGGAAGCGCGTAAATGTTTTGATCCCCCGAAGGTGGCAGGGACTACTAGTAAAGAAAAAAATCATCTTTGAGGGAATTGAGGACTCCAAGGGTACAAGTTATCGTTATGTCAGAAAGTGAGGACATAACAATGGATAGATCCTGGTGTCGCGAACAGAGTGATAGGTTTGCCAGTTGGGAGATATTAAAGAGGTACGTTACCCACGAGAGTGGAGTCCCTATGACAAATCGTGACCTATGTGATACAATAGGGCTACCATCGACTTACACGATACGATTGCTTGAATCCATAAAAAAACGCCTAGCAGAAGATAATGCAGAATGAATCAATTTCAGAGTCCTTGACTTACGTCCAGGATGAACCCGACATCAAGACCCTACGCTATGCCTACGAGCAGACCGTATCAGAGTTAGAATCATATTTTGATCTATGCCGTACTAGTTACGATGATCGTCGCAATTGGTGGCCGGGCAAAAGCCGTGATCATCGCAAGCACGGATCTGACGCTTTCCCTTGGGAGGGTGCGTCCGACATCGAGTGCCACCTAATTGATGAGCGTATTACTCGTCTAGTATCTTTGTTTATGGCATCATTGAACCGAGCAAATGTTCGGGCCTTCCCAGTTGAAAGCGGGGATATTGCGCGAAGTCGCATTGTTTCTGGATTCTTAAAATGGATGGTAAGTTCGGGGTACATCCCACGCTTCTACCGCGAGATGGAACTAGGTGCTAACTATTTGCTTGAGCGGGGCATACTGATCACGTATGTCGGATGGCATCGTGAGGATCGACGGTTCCTACAGGAACTGGATTTAAACCAGATTGCACAGGTCAGCCCGGAAGTAGCATTTGCTATAGAAGACGGGAAAGATGACAATGAGTTAATCGCCCTGCTGCAAGCGACCTTTGATGGAACAACTAAAAAACGTGCAAAGAAAGCACTAAAAGAATTACGGAAGGATGGAGTTGCTGAATTGCCCGTAGTTCGTAGGCAAGTTAATGCTCCCGATGTAAAGACACTAGCCCCCGATGGGGACTTCTTTTTCCCCCCGTATGTAACCGACCCTCAGCGTTCCCCATATTGTTTTTGGAGAACTTATTACACCCCACAAGAGTTAGAGAATAAGGTCACAACAGATGATTGGGATCAGGACTTCGTTGATTATGTTATTGAAAAATACCGAGGCGTTAATATTGATTCAATTGAGCGCGAGCAAGAAGCTCGCAATAGTAATAGTCTTAGCAATAGTTCTTACGAGGCCAATGATCTCATTGAAATATGCTACGGCTATCAACGCCTTATTGATCAAGAGGATGGAGCTGAGGGAATTTACTGCACTGTATTCCACCGGGAGTTTAGTGGTGACGGCGTAACACCTGGGTATGCTAAGTTTGAATTGCTGAATGGCTACGAGGACTACCCTGTAGTTGTCACAAAACTGTCAGAGGACAGCAAGAGACTCTATGACACATTAACCATTCCTTCTGTACTTCGCGGGTTACAAAATCAAGTAAAAGTGGAGCGTGACTCCCGAATTGACAGGAATAGTCTAGCTACACTTCCTCCCGTCCTGCACCCAGTTGGTCAAGCACCTACTGATTGGGGTCCTGGTCGTATGATTCCATACCGCCGCAAGGGAGATCTTGACTTTGCTCCTACCCCGCCAGCACCTACCGGCTCAATAGAAATCGAGTCAACATTGCTTAGTCTAGCTGACCGATTGGTTGGATTGGATGAAGAGGGAGCAATCAGCCAAATTCGCCAGCAGTTCCTGGTGGATAAGTTCCTTAGCCACACGGCAGAGGTTCTGCGTATGGCATTCAAGTGTTTCCAACGCTTTGGACCAGATGAAATTTTCTTCCGGGTTACAGGGATTCCAGATCCTCAGACCTTCGACAAGGGAAGTGCCGACGAGAACTTTGACATCTTGATTAACTTCGATGTTCAAAATAATGACCCCAAGACTGTAGAAGCCAAGACACAGCAATTCGTAGCACTCAATCAGTTGAACTCAAACAATCGTCTTAATGTTGATGCCCTACTGGATGTGATTGCTGCTAGTATTGACCCAGTAATGGCTGATGCAATTCTACAGCCAGTTGAGAAAGCGCAGGAAGAAGTGGTCAAGCAGGTCACTGATGACTTAGCAAAAATCTTTGCAGGTATCGAAATGCCAGCACGTCCAGCGGGAGCACAGATTGCACTACAAGTAATCCAGCAGTACACCCAGCAGCCGGACGTTGCACAACGCGCTCAGGCTGATCAAGCCTTTGCCGCTCGACTACAGAAGTACGTAGGTCAATATACCTTCCAAATGCAACAAGCAGAAAATGCTCAAATTGGTCGCGTGGGTACAGCCCCCGCTCAAATGGGTGAAATCGATACACAAAACTTATAATGCCAGACAATATATCAGTAACGGAGCAAGGCAATCGCCGAGCTAAACAAATCAATTCCAACAATCGAGAAAAAGCCTTCAAGGAATACTTGCTGAAAGTTGAAGGTTTCGATGAAGTCGCCCGAAAGGGTGCTGGGGAGACGAACTATACAATTGGCCACGGACACTCCAGCCCAAGTGTAAAGAAGGGTCAGCGTATCACACGTGAAGAAGCTTCATTGCTACTGGATAAAGATATTAAGGAACGAATCCCTAAAGTTCAAAACTTAATTCCAAAGTTTGATTCCTTTCCCGGCTCCGCCCAGACAGCTATCTTTGGTGAGTACTACCGTGGATCAGTTGGCGGAAGCCCAGATACCGTTAAGGCTATCAATGCAGGGGAGTATGAGAAGGCGGCAAAGGAGTTCCTAGATAATGACGAGTACAGGGATAGAGTTGCACTGAACCGAGCTGGCATTGGCCCACGTATGGAAAAAGTTTCCAGTGAACTGATGAAAATGTCAAAATAGTATGAATATACAAGACGACATCAATAGCTTGCACAGCTATGAATCCTTTGCTCGGTTCATCAAGATGGTTCACGAACTCCGGGAGGAGACCATCAGCGAGATGCACGAAGCATCCAGTGAAACCATCCAACAGATTTCTGGTAGAATTATTACGTACGATCAGATCCTTCAAATGTCAGGTTGGGATAAACTCCAACTAAAGCATTTGGATCGAATGTAACCCGTATGTTATAATGCG